AACTCGGCCTTTGCAGTAGTGACAGCCGACACAACCTGCTCAATCGCTGGTAAAGTTAATTCCGTTGTCACCGCATTTCCAAGCATTCGATATTGAAAATCAGTTTCGTATGGGACGAATTCATTGAGATCTAAATTAAGCTGCCTTGAAACCTCAGCATTGGCTGTATCGAATAGCGCCTGAATATCGCGCATTAGCGCGGTTAATCTGTGCATCTGGAAATCAGTAGGATTATTAGCCAGCCTAGCTTTGATGTCTTTTTGCAGCTTTTCTAGTAGTGGTTTAAGTTTGTTGAACGACCCACCGCTGAGTCGTTGCAACATGATTTGGTGACGAGTTGATGCGTCGATTAAGTATTCGTTAGCGCTCATTTGTCACCTCATATGAGCTTTCCCATCTTTTGCACGATAATTTTTTTACTGGTATCTTTATGCCTTTAGTGCAGTAGTAGTAATTAGGTGAATATTCATCTTTAGAATCAAAATCAAGATTTCTGCATGTGTGGCAGCAATCAGGGACTTGCGTGCACTTTAATTCTCTCATCACTCACCACCTTTCAGCTTGCGATATGCTGCGCGTGCGCCTTGATTGAAGAAGCTACTAACTGTACCATCGTGGATCTCGATGCTTTTTAGTGAGTCAACAAACTCATCCTCTTCTCGCTGCGCTTTCTCGGCTGGCGTTTCGACTGGTTCAATACCAGTAAGATATTCAAAGCGCATACTGCCATCATCAAATTGCAGACAATACTTCCCGTCATGTTCACCAATCACAGTGCATTCGTAACCGCAGTATGCCGGTGTATTTTTCTCTTTGACTAAACAACCAACAGCCGGATATCTCCCTGCAATTTGATCCTCTTTCGTCCATGTAGGAATGCGAACTATCTTTCTGACAGCAACGTTATAAGGTGCTAACCCAGAGCCAACACAATAACCGCACAGTTCTTCAATAGAATTGAATGTTAAAACTGTTTCTCCGAATCTCGCAGCAACAAAGCCATCTTTAACCGGTTTATTGAATAATGATGAATCACCGTATGTAACTTCAAACTTAGCGTTAGCATCCATCACTCACCACCTTTCAGCTTGCGATATGCTGCGCGGAGGCAAATCTTGTAATCTTTTTGCGCACTATCAAGCAACCTTTCATCACCTAAAATCATTTCATATTTCATTTTGCTTTCTCCTTGTTGAATAACTCGCAAATAGCCGCCTCGATAGCTGCCTTCTTGCTTCCGTGAATTCCAGCTAGATAGTCTAGCTTTTGCAGGATTTCTTCTGTTGTGTAAGCGATTGGAAGGCGCGGTGTATTGCGCCGTTTTAAGTTTTGTTTTTGTGTTTGGTTCACGTTAGCCACTTATTCAATAAGATCGCTGACGAATTGCTTTAGAGATCTTCCGTTTAGTTTACCAACAAACATGTTTCCTCTTTCTGTTCTTTTATAAACAGAATCATACTGATCTTTGCAATACAAATCCTCGATTGCTGGATACATTTCCACATTGTCTTTGTTGGTGAATGCTATTACATGTTTGCGCTGAAACGATCCACCCAATCCATCAACCTTAATGAACAGACGAGAATCGTGAATACTTGAAACAACACGAAAACCGTACTCACCTTGTAATTGAACTTTTGTTTTACCAGCTACGATTAAAGAATTAAATACTTTCATTTTGTTTACTCCGCTTGTTTGTTTGCTGCCTTGTTTGTATGTATTAATAATAGTACTTACACATAGTAATTACAACATTTATTTGTAAAAAAGCCGCAATAAATGCGGCATTAGTCACAATTTAAATACTCTCAGACTCAATATCCGCCGCAATATCCTCATCTGTCCGATTCGGGTCTAGCTTGATGCGACCAGTTCGAAGCATGTATTGCATATCCTTGATCGCAATCGCGCCGCTATCCTTAATCGTCACAATGGCGCCAGCCTCTTGAGCTGTTAGGGTTGTGTCGTAATAGTCGCGGTTCATCGAGTAGCTCACTAAATCAGGATCAACACCTTTGTATTCCGCACACGCTTTCAGTGCTGGCGTAACAACCTGGTTATTCCATGCTGAGATCACCATATCAAGCGCAGACGTCTGCGAGCTGGCATTAATGCGCGCCTCTTCTGCCGTCTTCTCCCCGCCTTCGGTCATGAGTTTTGCGCCCATCGATTCCATCTGCAATTGCATGTCGTCGAGCGCCTTGTTTAGGCTGCTTGATTCAGGTGCGGTAGCAGTTTCAAATCCGCCATTCTCGCCCAAGAAATGTCCTTTCGTTGCGCCAACTTTAACGCCATCAGGGTTTGAGGTTTGGAATTGTTCCCAACTCATCGACGTTCTCAAGCCTAATGTCAACTGCCCATGAGTGTGCAAGTTTTCGCGGTAATCAGCAGTCACCTGGTAGTGCGACCGGTTAACAACGGCGATATCCATCAGTGGGATGCGCTCTAAATCTACCATGAAAAATGGGATGTAGTTAAACGTGGCACCAACACCTCGCACGCCTGACGGTTTTCGTGGGGCATATTCTGGCGTTAATACAGACTCCCCTTCGTCGTATAGCGCTTGCGTGTAAACGTAGTCGCTGAATGAGCCACCCAGGATCTCGCTTGCTTGCTCTGGAGATCTTAGCCGCAAAACACGATATGTTTTTTTGAGCGTAAAACTAAATTCATCCTCTGGAACTTTTAGCCATTCAACTAGCTTGACCATTGTCAACATCTCACGACCAAAGATTAGCTCTTTCGTGTGATTATCGATTGCCTCAGCTAGATATTCTGCCGCATAAGGCATGAGATTTAATTTCGCCTCTTGCTCTGCCGTCATACCGTCTTCTACTGCGGGATAATCAATCAGCAATCCATGCCTCCCTGCCTGCAACACATTATCAACGCCTGACTTATTAACAGCCTCGATGCCATTGCCGCCGCCGTCGAAGTTGTCGATAAGTGGCAGCAATGCATCCGGAAAATCATAGGCTGCTGGCTTACGGAATGCTGCGCCGATCATGTCTCGTTTGGTTTTAACGGTTGCACCTAGTAGATATGCGCGATCAATGTATGCTTTGTATCGCTCCGGCTCGTCTTCTGCAAATGCAGCAGGGAGATATTTTGTCGTTTTGCTTTTAACTGTGAATTCGTCCGAGCACATATCACGCACAAACTCTACGCGGCGCATTTTTTCTGCATATTCTGGATGAACGCTAGTAATTGGCATGATTATTTCCTTACCATGAGAATTTGATTTTAACATCTGCCAATGGTTTTATTACTGGCATTTCATAAACAATTGGGTATGTCGTGGCGTCATTTTGATGGTCGATTATACCATCTTTTGACGGTTCACCGTTTTTATCGTATGCCTGCTGCTCAAGCCCTCTTGCCGTATGCGGGCAAAGCGCATCATTAACCCATACTTTTCCAGACTCTAAGCCCTTATTCATCGACAAAACACGATCTTTCACTGCTGGATTACTTCGGTTTACCCTGACCTCAAATCCAGCTTGTTCAAATAATGCAATATCAGAAACGCTGGCTGATACTGATTTCCGATTATTTCCGCTGGCATCTGGATAGATGATTATCTTATGGCCTTTATCTTTCCACCGCTCTTTGATAACACGCACAGCATCTGGCGTATCGAATAGATCGCACAACTCCGCCACTGCATGCCATCCATTTGGCCGCTGAACATAAATAGTTGACGCCATTTTTCCAACGTTGAAATCCTGCCCGATAAATAGCGGCTCGTTTTCTTTTATGACTTCGTGACTGCGGCATCGATTTCGGTCATACGCATAGTAAACCGTTCCAGACGTCAAGTTGACAAATTCACCATCAACATAAGCATTAACTAGCTGACTTGGGTATGTATCGTATAGGGATTTAATATAATCTTTTGGCAGGTTCTTTGCGTTCTTTCGTGTACTGGCTCTCGTTAGTGAGTAGTGTTCCGCCATAACTTCATCTTTCGCTGTCTGAACAACAAACAAATCATAAACGAAATTAAAGCCCTCTGGCGTTGTCGTGAAATCAACCGTGTTGACAGGATAGTCATCACGCACACTAGACATGCGAGCAATGATCTTTTTCCATGCAGCATCAGCCTTCTGGCGCTTCATGGTGTCTATCTCGTCTATCTGCGCATGGTTAATATCAAAACCAACAATGCGATGCGGGTTTTCCATTGCTCGACACTTAACGGTTGCGTATTCTTCACCATCAAATAGGAGCTTAACTTCTTTCCGGCTTACATTTATATCGACAGTTAGTTCTGCACCGAACTCGCAAGATAGCATTTCCCCTACTTCGGCAATTGTAGAATAGAAAATATCTGAGATCATTGGATAGGTCGGGGCAAAGTAGCCGAGCTTTATACCTGGATGCATCGCTGCAAGCATCCATTGGCGTACGCACCCGACAACAGTTTTACCGCTTCTATATCCGCCAACGAACCCGTTAAACTTTTTTTTAACAGACAGGAATTCAGCTTGCGGCTCATTAAGACTAAACTCACGCGCCATCTTCTGACGCATCCTTTACAGATAGAGTCACATTGTAAGTTTTACGCTCTTTCTTATCGCCATCGGTTACACCAAGCATTTCATTCATGGTTTGAATTGCAGAGCGGGCAGCTGCTAGATTCTCTCTGCGCTTACTTCCAGTGCCATCAACATAAGTTGCAACTCCTGCCTCAACAATCTCTTTTAACCATCTTAGGCGCTGCTCTACTGTGATATTGAATTTAGCTGATGCGACAACTGACGCTTGTGCCTTTAGCTCGTCAATTCTTGACATAATCTTTACATTAGACATCAAGCGACTTGCAAGCTGATTTATCGATTCAGGCTTTGCTTTTGAGTTTGGCACCATAACCAAATATGCAGCCGTAGCATTTCCGCCATTCTCATAATAAGCGCGGCAAAATAATTCTTCTTTGTCAGTTAGTTTACCCATAATTGACTCTCGCCCAATTCCAAAAAGTCAATAAAAACATATCTCAATATTACCACAACGCCAAAAAATAAACCCGCATTAAGCGGGCTTTTGTATTT